AACAATATTTCTGGTTTGCGCTAGCCGGTGTGTAGAAATGTCCACATATTTTGCATATCCGTTCATCGAACCAGCGTCGTTTGCTGTTTTGTTTAGATGACAAGTCGCTCTTGTAACCTCGTTAGTCTATGATCAGAACCTTCCTTAGCAATTGCAGATTCTATAGCGGAAAATTCACCGACTGTTATGCAGATATGTTGAGCCCTTGAGATGGCAGTATATATCCACGGTCTAGTAACAAAAAAGTTAAAGGATGAATGAACAGGTATTACAACAACAGGTACTTCACTTCCTTGATAACGATGTGTTGTACAACAGTAAGCATGAAGCAGTTTATTATTTGTTGCCTTCATTGTTATTTCACGATCAGGGTCTGTAAATTCTACAAGTAATTCGTTTTTTTCGTAGCCTATAATTGTTCCAAGGTCTCCATTTGCTACATAATTACCATCGCTATATGTTGTATTCTTTGTATTTATTACCTTGTCCCCAATTCCAAATCCTGTTACGTCATTCACTTTGTTTGGATTTAGCTTAGCCTGGAGTGCTTTGTTAATAGAATCACAACTCATGATAGTTCGTTTGTTTGTTGGGCTTAAAACTTGAACATCCCATATTGGATCATAGCCACGTTCTACCATTTTTTCTGTTACAATACGATCTATAAATTGAACTATTTTATGTGGGCTGGAACATTCTACATGTACAAGATTTATTCCTGCTTCAATATCTATTATTTTTGATGGAGTGTATGATTTTCCATCTTTAATTTTATGACATGCACGTACTATTTGTCCTGAATTACGCTGTATCTCTGTTAATTCTGCAACTGGTATAACACCAGACGCTATCATGTCTCTGAATACACATCCCATTCCAACTGGTGGTAATTGCGAATCGTCGCCTATGAAAAGAAGTTTAGTCTTTGGACTTACGGCATGCATTAGACTTGCCATCAAAGGGGAGTCCAACATGCTTGACTCATCTACCACAATCATGTCAATATCCATCTGATTGTTTTCGCAGTAGCTGAATACAAATTCATCTCTAACCATTCTTGCCTGCAACATGCTATGGATTGTAGAAGCACCTCTCCCTGTGCTTTGCGATAATCTACGGGCTGCTTTTCCAGATGGAGCACATAAAGCTATCTTGTAGCCACGTTTGATGTGTTGATCTATTACGCGTTTAGCTAGAAATGTTTTTCCAACTCCTGGTGCTCCAGTAAGAATCGAAACATTATTATTCTTTATAATTTCTACTGCTTGCTCTTGTTCCGACGTTAGAGTATGCATTTTATGCCCCAGTAAAATTGTAATTTTTCAAAATTGACCAAGATCTTTCAGTCTATTTCCTTTTTATAATTATAGCAAGCTCAATCTTATAATATTTTATTGAGCATGCTATCGCCTGATCATCTTTTTAAGTTTATCAGCTATATAGGTCTCATCTCTGGCAGCTGACTTTGTTGCAACAAAATTTCTATTATCAAGTGCTAAATCTCTCTTTACAAGTTCTGTAATAGCATCACGAACATCACATCCAACCAATAGTTCAACTTGTTGACGCAGGTCTATCACTTCAATCCATACGCTGCCGTTCTTTTCATTTTTTGAAATAATATAATGAATGGCTGCAACCTTACGATTGAATGAGTCTTTTTCAATTTTCAATCGTTCCATTGCAATTCGGTCAGCAGTTAGGAAACCTACATTTTCAAGCTTACAAAGTATGTATGGATTTTTCTTGAGAAGGGATATTGCATCAGATTTCCACTTTAATGCAATTTCCGTTGGCAATGATTTTCTTAGTCCGAGTCCGCCAACAAGAGCTTCAAGTTCTACCAATAGTGTTTCTATTGATTGATTTTCAAGTAGCATTCGTTGTATATCGCCGGCTCGTTTCTTTGTAATTCCACGTACTTCTTCGGCAACACGTTCTGGGTCTTCTCTTAAGACCTGGAGCGTTTCTTCGCTGTACAGTTTGATAAGCTGTTTACCAATAGCTGGGCCTACCCACTTAGCAGTATGTACAATGTAGCGGTATATACCGGCTTCATCTTGAGGCTCCATCTTTTCATATCGTTTGAATTTAAACTGTCTTCCCCATTTATTGTCGTGTACCCATTTGCCGTGTAGCTTATATCTTGCGCCGACTTGTGGGTTTATTAAATCGCCAAGAGCAGCAACATCTCCTGCTTTTGGAATTTTAAAAACGCCTATAAGGAATCCTCTATCACCTTGGAATCGCACTCTGTGCAGATCGCACTCAAGCATCTCAATCGCCGCGGACAAAATTTATCTCCTGTTGATTTATTTCGGCGGTTGTCATTTGTGCTGGTCGATAAGTTTGAAGTGCTTGAGAGCGTTGCATTGATTTGACAATTTGACTTGGTATCCATTGCGATACTGGCATCGAATGAGTGTATCCACACTTAGGACAAAATGTTCCAACAAATATTTCATCGCATTCACTGCATAATTTTGCAATTTCTAGCTTCATGGGAAGGCTCCAATGTTAGAAAATAGAGTTAGGTAAATAAAAATAATCACAAAAAAGACAGCTAGAAGAACAAAGTTTTCCATGTCCATTGCTTATATTGAATCCTTATCCTTGTTGTGTTTTCATTTTGCCATTAAGAATTTTTTATCTAACTTTTCCTGTTTAGTTGTTTTGTTGTCTTCCCAGGCATTCATTGATATTTTTGCGAAGGTTTTTCCTGCGCATTTGCTGCACCAATCTTTATCATCTAATTTTATCGAAATAGTTCCACCGTTAGATTTTTCTTCATAGAGAGTTTGTGCTTTGTCTGTAATGATTCTACCGCATGTATCACATGTTTTAACGTCTGCCATTACATATCTCCTTTTTATGTTTTATTTATTGATATCATTTTTGCAATGTTTATACTGTAGGTATTGATAGTCTTTGAATCGCTATGTCGCAATTTTTAACGTCAAGTTCTACTCCTATCCATTTTCGATTTAATTGTTCGCATGCCATTGCAGTTGTTCCAGATCCAAGAAATGGATCTAATACGATACCTTTGTTCGGAGGCATGGTTAAGGTGCATAAATATTTAATAAGAGATAATGGCTTTACTGTTGGATGGTTGTTGAATGCACCACGTTCAGATTTTGAAGCTTTAGCGCAGTAGAAAAATCTTGCTTTTGCGTCTGGAAACAAGTTAACAATTTCATCAGATCCATCGTGGATTATATTTGTCGGAAAACGACCTTCATCAGGAGTTATATTTCCACCATTTTCAGAGATCCAATCCTTAAGCCCATAAGTGTTTCCACCGCCCTTCCTGTTACCACTTCCTTTCGGTGTTTCTCCATTGAGTATCGGAATTCTACACCCATCAATATTCATTCCGGCAACGCTATGTTCAATTGCATTTTCTGCGTATGTACCATCAGACGGTTTAATTGCCATAATTATTGGCTCATACGCTGGTTTTAGGCATGTGCTATATCCACTGAATTGCTTTGCTTCGTCTGTGCTTGGTTCTGTAATATTGTAAACACCTGGCCATTGATAGCTATCATCGCTGAAAGACGATCCATTTGGTTGAGCCGCTTTTCCTGTTCTGCCTTTACCTTTTCCAATTATTTTTCTGTTTGTTCCTGAGAGCTTATCGATCGCCTTAGAAATATCTGTACCTTTTGGGAAGCCGCTTCCATATATCCACATGATGCAATCTTTTATTTTCCATCCTGCGTCTTCGATATCACAACATAATCTGTGATAAGTTCTTGTTCCTCCAAATGCTAATATTATTGCACCAGGTTTTGCAATTCTCAGACACTCTTTCCATATTTCAATTGTTGGCAAAACTTTATCCCAGCCTTTACCCATGAAATTTAAAGCATATGGTGGATCGGTAATGATGCTATCGATTGTATCGTCTGGAATTTCCTTCATTATGTTTAAGCAATCGCCATGGTAAAGATTACCTAGTGTTGTTGAAAAATATGTAGCTGATGTGTTGTTATTTACAGTCATTATATGTTCCTTTGGTTATTTTCATAAATGCTGAACAGAAGTAATTGGTCGCCTTTTCCAGTATATCCTTTTTCTAAATTGCACCTGGCGCATAAGCATTGTAAATTTTTAGCGGTATGTTCTCCGCCTAACGCCAGCGGTACGATGTGATCAATATTGCTTCTTAAAGCGTGATATTTATTATCTTTATATTTTGCTTTAGTTTTTTTACCGCATAGCTGACATCTGTATCCGTCTCGCTTAAGAATTTCTTCTGGATTTATTCTCTCAAGAATTGATGATGCTTCAAATAATCTTAACCGTCGTCTTACTCTGCTGGTATGCTCAGCGATTTTTCCACTATCTGTTTCTCTATATCTTTTATTGTTAGCAGCTTCTTTTTCTTTGTTTTCTTTGTAATATCTTTTACGTCTAGCAGCTTCTTTTTCTTTGTTTTTTTCTCTATATCTTTTACATCTAGCAGCTTCTTTTTCTTTGTTTTCTTCTCTGTGTTTTTTGCTACACGCTTTGCATGTACCGTTTATCCCATCTTTGGATGCTTTGTTTTTGCAGAATTCCAACAGTGGTTTTAATTCTTTACATTTTAAACATATTTTAGTTAATTCTTTATCCACAATTCCAATATCCATTACAAGAATTCCAACATTGCCATAACATCTTCACCATAAACATTTTCTACTTTTAACCAATCAATATTGTTTTGCTTTAAATGTATCAGCATCATGCTGTAATTATTAGCATCAGGAAAATATCCCTCTTGAACTAGCAGATGCTTGTACACGGACAATTGCAAATCATACTTAGCTTTGTTGCAATCTGACAAATGGCATAGTGGGCTGGAGGCATTTCTCCAGAAATTACTGTCTTCTATTTTCTCGTTAGTTTTCCAGTCCAGCACTAGAATATTACCATTCTTTGGATTTCGCATAATCAGATCAACCTGTCCGGCTAATCCAAGATCGACAGAGAATACAATCTTTTCAGCAGTAACTAACTCGAACTTTTCCTTTAACGCAGCACATGCTGTATCGGAAGTCTTAAGTAATGCCTCGAATCTTTCTTTATCTTTATGCTCTTTTTCATACGGGATATCTGTACCTGTCATAATACCTTCGCAGTAATTATGCACAGCTGTACCAAGGCGAGAAGCATGATAGCCTTTTTCGTGCCACATCTTAAGGACATCTTTCTGTGTCATGTCGTGTTTTTTGGCATAGATAGCAGAGATACGCTGAGAATCAAACTTAGGAAAGTAGCTACTAATAAAGGTAGTGACACTAGTAAGTCTAATCCCGTTACCTGTAATGTAAGTATGATCTCTATCATGGAAGGTTATTGTGTCACCACTAGGATTAATATCCGTTTTGAAGTCTTCTGGAGCTTTCAATTGAAGTATCCTCTGTCTATAGAAACCGTAAAGAATAAACACCAAGTACAAGCTAAAATGTGGTTGACTCATACATACCACATAAGAGCCAACCACAAGCGCCGTTAATTCAAGTACTTCTACAGATCGGCTAAAGCGTCTACCGCCGTATCTTTACCAGCACCGTCTGCAACTTTTTGATATCCGTCAAATTTTACTTTGACAATCTTTTGGGTTGCCCCGTACTTATCGGTATAGGTGTCTTCGAATGTTGTGATTAGCGATTGCCTACCGATAATATCAGTCTTCCAACTTGCCGCTGTCAGTTCAGCAGAGTTATCCAGAAGCCCGGTTTTGCTTGCGACAAGTACCCGTCTATTACGTGTCCCTGGTTTCTCTGATGGATGTTGCATCGAGATACTGTCCCAAATAAATTTTCCCTGAAGATCTGCATGCTCACCATCTTCAACATCGATATCTCCTATCTTCTTGGCTTCAAGAATTTTCCATTTTAAGTTGGCCTGTACATAGCTGTACTCCTTGCCATTCTGCTGTCTCGGAGTTGAATCTATGCATTCACAGAGGTATGTTCCTGCCGGTGCTCTTCCATTTGAATCCGCATTTTTAACATCGTCGCCGCTGATTGCTTCTGTCTTCAAATCAAAATCATCCCAATTTACAGTATCGTCCATATTTGTTCCCCTTTTAATCAAATGTTTTTCAAAATAATCTATAACCGTTTTTGTTCAGTCTAAAATGGTACAACGAGTGTTTTCAGGTGTGTTATCAGATCCTCCATCTGTTCAGCTGTCATATGGTTAGCAGTTTTTACATCGTAACGCGAAAGAATTTTCAACCACCCTTCACGATCAACAATTTTTGCATCAGCCTTAAGCTCTGCAATTTCCTTAAGATAATCGTCGGAAGTTCTATTGTTATTCGGCGGAGTGACCTTTTCTATAGGTATAACAGCTTCTACTGCTACGCCTTCGTCAAGCGTTGGAGCTGCCGCTTCCTCTTCGACTTTATCTTTAACACCAAAATCAGGGCCAACGGAAAGATTAACCTCAACCGGCTCTACGCTACTTGTTTCAGCAAGCGTATGTCCAAATGCTTTTGAAATATAGTCAGCAGCAATAAGATCTGAAGTCCACGGAATTTCTTCTTGCACTGTAAGCTTGTTCGTGCGATCTTTTGCACGCACTATTCCGTGGAAATCGCCATCAACTCCCATGTCTATTTCAATAACCGTATCGAAGTAGTATCCCATTTTTTTGGGAGCATCGGGAGTTTTGCCATCTATCTGCATGTTCTCATTCCACTTGTCCTTTGCATGACAAACGGCAATAACGTTTAAATCACTGGCGATTAGCATTCTAATAAAGTTGTATGCTTCACGATTGATAGCCTGATAATCGCGTGGTTGAATTACATAGTAGTCGCTCTTGTTTCCTTTGCTTGTCAACTCACGTTTCAGAAACAAATCAGCATATTTTGAAACCAACGATTGGTAGTAAACGCTAAACGAATCGATCACAAGTGTTTTAATATTTCCAGGATTTCTGACTAGGCTTTTGACTAGCTTAAATACTTCATCTGGGTCTACTGTATTTTTACGACGAAAACGAAACTCTCCGCTATAGTGTTCGCTGCCAGACTCTGTATCAATAATGGCTAAAGCCGGTTCTTCGGTTGGTCCTACGTTACCAAGACGTAATGCAGTTCTTGTCTTGAATGATCCTTCTGGACCCCAAAAGAAAAGTTTGTATTTTCTTGCTTTCGGTGTTGCAATTTCAAATAAATCGGCGCTCATTGGCTCTCTCCTTGCATAAATGTTGATATTTCAATTACTCATGTAAATACAACAGTGCTCTAGTTTAAATTGTTATCATTCCAGGGCCGGGAATTCTGTTACTATTTCCGGCAGCTCTTTCCCCTGTTTTTCGAGATTCCTCCTTATGATATATGAATATTCACCTCCACATTTAGTTGCTATATATGCATTGAAATACTTTTCAGGCATAAGCCATGCGCGTGCTTCTACGCCTGTTACCTCTTCTAGCTTTTCTGCTATACTATATCTTGGTGTTCGCCGCTCGTGAATAATATCGCAGTAATATGTAGATGAAATTCCGACGGCTTTCGCAAGTTCACCCTGAGTTCTAAAATGTTTTTTACCCATGAAAATGTTTCCTCCGAATTAATTTGTACTCAGATAATACGCAATTTGAGAACATCTGTCAAGCGAAAAGCGACAACATTTCTTTTTTTATTCCAATATTCTTTTTTGCTTGACATAATTCGCAATAAGAGTATGATTAGCGCAATTTAAATATAATTTGATATTAGCATGGAGGCCTTGGATGAAAAAGTTTGCACTTATTGGAGCAGCTGGGTTTGTAGCGCCACGACACATACAAGCTATAAAAAACGTAGGCGGTGATTTAATTACTATCATGGATCCACACGATAGCGTTGGTATCATCGACAGTTACTTCCCAAATGCTCAGTATTTCAGTGAGTTCGAAAGATTTGATCGCTATTGTTCGAAGAGAAGCGATATCGATTATGTTAGTATTTGTTCGCCTAACTACCTACATGACGCGCATTGCAGATTCTCAATGCGGATTGGTGCTGATGCGATTTGTGAGAAACCGCTAGTCCTAAAAGAGAAAAATCTTATTGAGCTTAAAAAATTAGAAGAATCGACTGGCAAAAAAGTACACACAATCCTTCAGCTTCGCTATAATCCTATCCTTATTAAATTGAAAGAACGCTTTGAGCATGGCTTGTTCAATGATGAGAATGCTTTCTTAAGATATTATACGCCTCGTGGTGATTGGTATCATTATAGTTGGAAAACGAATATGGAGAAATCCGGTGGTCTTATAACAAACATAGGGATACATTTAGTTGATGCTCTATGCTGGATGTTTGGCCCATGCGTAGAAATCCGCGTATCCAGATCAACAGATAATACGGTATCTGGCCATCTTCATTTTAAAAGAATTACCGTTAACTATACTTTGTCAATTTCTCAACAATTTGAGCCAACGCGTCTTTTGCAAATAGGAAACGAGAAATTCGAACTCTCCGGAAATTTTAAAGACTTGCACGATAAGAGCTATGAGCATATTGTAGCCGGTGATTCGTTTGGCATCGAAGATGTTCGCGAATCTATAAGAGTGTGTGAGGAAGCACGAAAACAATGCGTTAAGTAAATAAGAGGATTGCTTATAAAATGAGAAAAAGATTCACGCATAGATCAGCCATCATAGATGACACCACAAGCTGGCGAGATAAGAAGAAAACATTCATTGGAAAGGGTACTCATATCTGGCATTTCTCACATGTATGCTCCGGAGCATTCATTGGTGAGGACTGCATGCTAGGCCAGAATGTTTACATTGGTTCAGATGTTAACATCGGAAACAGGGTTCGTATTCAGAATAATGTAAGTGTTTATAACGGTGTAACAATGGAGAATGACATTTTTGTTGGCCCATCTGTTGTATTTACTAACGTTCATTTGCCAATGCCAACGCAGAAAGCAGAGAAATTTTCAGCAACCCATGTCAGAAGCGGTGCAATGATTGGCGCAAATTCAACTATAATTACACCATGCTTAATTGGAAAAAATGCAGTCATCGGTGCAGGGTCTGTAGTTACTAGCGATGTTCCAGATAATGCTGTTGTGTATGGTAACCCAGCACGAGTCATAAGGATAAACGATGAGCAACAATAGAGATATAAATTCTTCATCACTAGTGTTGGGTGAAATTTTTTCGTTTGGCATTCATGCTGTTGGGTTAATCTTAATCATCGGTGGATTTTTGTTGGCACAGTTTTCAAATGCAGTAGCAAGAAAATTAAGTTTAAATAAAAATGAAAACAGGGGTAATGGATAATGGGTAAAACTACAGCAAGAGATCTTCCGTTTCTTAAACATGTTTTGCCTGAAGATGTTCATAAGAAAACAGGTATGAATATTTGCGTATTTGGCGATTATGACATTGCAGGTAACCTAACGCTAATTGCCAAGCTAATAAACAAATACACTATACATAAGGCTAGGTGTATCATTGTAGTTGGTGATTATTTAGATTATGATAGCGACATTGTTATTATGCCTGTGTCTGGAGGTGAACCATCAAAAGAATCAATGGATGAAGCGTCTAAGATTATCAATAATGCAGATTTTTTCCACATTGGTAGGCTAGCAGTCAATTTTGGTAATATAAAATTTAATGAAATTCTCAATAAAAACAACTGCGTTTTCCAGTATTTTGGCTCACACCTTAGGCAGAATAAAGGTATTCTGAAAAAGTTTCATGACGATAGCGGTATCCATGCTGTCACATGGGTTGATTGGACAATGCAGGATGGTTCCGGATTTATGCATTACCATTTGCCAGACATATTTGATGTCAATAGTATTACACCGTGGTATAAAAATAGCGCCATGAGCATGGAAATGGACACAATTCGGATTGCTCACTCCCCAACTAACCGTGAATTCAAAAAAACAGACTTCTTTATTAGCGTTATCGATAAGCTAAAAAAAGATTTCAAGATAGAGCTCGTACTACTCGAAGGCCTATCCAATAAAGAATGTCTTAATCGTAAGATGATGTGTCATATTTTGTTCGATCAAATTTCCGTTGGCCGATTTGCATTAAGCGCGATAGAATCTATGGCAATGGGACATGCGGTTCTTTGTTCTGTAAGTAATATCGTTCAATCAGTCTTTCCGCGTCATCCGGTAATTTCTGTAACGGAAAATACGTTAGAAGAGAAACTGCGAAAATTGCTATCAGATAAAGATAGCATATTAGACATTGGTATCGCCGGTCGTAAATGGGTTACTGAAAATTGCGATCCGAAAATAGCCATTCAACAATGGACATATCTTTACGATCTAATTGTTAACGGAAATAGAATTATTGAATCAGATGAATTTTTTATCAACCTTAAGGAGATGTGAAGACATGAAAGAGAATGGTTATCCGAAACGAGTTACGGTAGAAATGTCGAATCGTTGTAATTTAAAATGCTTGATGTGTCCACGATACTACATGACAGACCCAGTAGGTGATATGGATATTGAATTGTGGTACAAGGTTATGGACGATATAGCTGGTCATAATGTTACATTGTTACCATTTTGGCGAGGTGAAAGCGCTATTCATTCACGATTTATGTCTATGATGTCTTATGCAAGAGAAAGGGTTAAAGAAATACACATTGCAACTAACGGAGTTATTGCATCACGTGTTGGTGGAAGCTTTCTGAAAGCTGATTTTATAAATATTAGCTGTCACGAACCAAGGTCTCTAGTATTTTTAGAGGAGATGTGGCAGTCGAGAAGAAACTGGCGTCGTAACAAACCTGTGTTACAAGCATCAGTCGTCGAAGGTGAACGTTATGATGAAGACATTTATGAGCTAGCCGGACCATATGCTGATACTATTAGAGTATACAAAAAACATTCAGTTGATGGTGTTTTCGGTGCATCAGATGCTAAAGTTGGCAAAAGAGTCTTTTGCGATAGGCTGCTTAACGAGATCGTAATAGACTACCAAGGTAATGTATCGAGGTGTTGTTACAACTGGGATGGAGATAAACCTATGAATGTTAGAGATAACACAATCGAAGAAGTTTGGAATAGTGCTGAGTATAAAAAAATTCGTGATGATTACCCAGATGAAATATGCTCAAAATGCGATCAATGGGCTGGTGCTACTTTAGGTAGTACAAAAAAAATGGACAAGGAGAACGTATAGCTTATGAATATTTTCAAGGAACATGGACCAGAGATAATTAGAAATGAAATAATAGCAAATACGCGTAATTGTCTTGGAACAACTGAAACAGTAGGAGTATATCTATCTGGCGGAATAGATTCAGCAATTATACTTGATACTGTCGTATTTCTTTCAAGAATTTATGGAACCCGTGTGATTATATTTGCTGCAGACTTTGGTTTAAGGAATAATGAGTGTGCATTGCAGCTTAAAATGGCTGATTATTATGATGTTGACATTGTTCTTGTACGTATTGATGGTATCTATGATGAACTTCCAGAAATAATGAGCATTCTTCCGAAACCAAGATTTAATATTTGGCCATATTTCATGGCGAATGTTGCAAAAATGGAAGGATGTAGCAAAATTTTTGTTGGTGAGGGTGCTGATGAAATATTTGGTGGATATGCTGAAAAATCCTATCTGGAAGCATGGGCGGATAGTATAGTTTACATACAAAGTACATACAATATATTGCATAGACATTTTGGTGTTGAGGTTTGCATGCCATTTATGATGCTTGATTGGAAGAAATACCTACCGCTTCATGAGAACCCGAATAAACGTGCGATGAGGATTGCATATAAAAATGAACTTCCATCCTTTATATTAGAAGACGTTAAATCTAGTCCTCCAATATTTACTGACTATCTTGCGCTTTGGGATAAAGAATTTAAAGATAATGCTATTATTTGGCTTGAACCGGAAACAAACGAAGAAGCCAAAGAGCTTATTAATATTGTCGTTACTCGTATTTGGCTTGATGAATCAATGCGTAGGTTGACATTTGGCAATACTGACGGAGGAGATTTAGGTGCAGAGTAAATCTGATTGCATCATAAAGATTCAATACTTAGATCATTACGATAAAGATTGGGATGAACTTTCTTATGCAAAGGATGGTGATGCTGGTTTTGATTTACGTGCTGCGATACCTGAAGATTTAATTCTTCGACCGAACGGAAGGCGTGCGTTAATTCCAACAGGCATTTGCGTCGAAATTCCATTTGGTTATGAGATTCAAATTAGACCTAGATCTGGGTTAGCTCTAAAGCGTGGATTTACTATTACAAATAGTCCTGGAAGTATTGATTATGGATTTAGGGCAGAGATAAAAATCATAGGACATATGGTAGGCGAATGGGTTGATCGTGGATTATGCTGTAGCATATTTAGGATTAAACCTGGAATGAGAATTGCGCAAGCGGTTGTTAACAAGTTACCGGTTGTAACGCTAGAAACAGTAGAAGCTGTCAACATTGATACAGATCGTGGTCTTGGTGGTTTTGGTCATACCGGGGTGTAGCAAAGAACAATAGCGATGCAGTTTTATATGAAGATATGCATCGCTATCGTTTTTTCTACTATACCCCTACTTCTGTTTTCTTTGGTTCAGTCGGTGCAATGCTCTCATTATCTATTTCAACACCTTGCGCGTTTGTTCTTGCGTTAGATGTTGCTTCTTGAGTTTTTCTTAAAAGTTCGTCCGCTGTTTGAATATCTGCGGCTTCAATTTCTTTATCAATTTGTTCACGCACGATATCTGATGTTTCTGGCAAACTAATACGCTGAAGTGTTTTCTGGATTTCTCTAATTAGTGTTTTGCTAACAGAAGTCTCTTGCACGCGTAAGAGGTTATGAATATCCTGCGCTAAATCATCTATACTAAACTGTTTGCTTCTCCTTACTTCAACGTTTTTGAAAATTTCACTTTGATTTTGCCACATAAGCCACAGTCTTAAGATTGAATATTCAGATTCAACCATATTTCTTGTTTTTTCGGTGAGGATAGAAGAAAGTTGACTGAATTGATATCGTAACGCAACGCCGCTTCTAGCCTCTGAGCTTTTTTCTAGTGCGTGTACTCCAGCCATATGCGCTGTTTCATATATCTGATCAATCTTCGTTCCAATAAATTCAAGCCCACCTTTGATTGGCTCCAGAACAGCTGATTCTAGCCAATCAGATTTCGAATCTGGTTTCTCTGGATCAAATTCCAAAATACTTCTAACACCAGCCACATCATTGCTTGGATTGTTTGGATCTTGCATTGGCTTACGCATCATTGGGAATCCAGCAAATTTGATAATTTCCTGCAACGATGAAATATCACGAATAATGGATGCTGTTATGCGTGCTATTTCGGTAAGATCGCTAATGCCAAAAAAGTTATTGATAGGACTCTTTATATTAATGAACCAAAAGAATGGAATTTCGCCAAGAGGATTTTCTCCTGATGATACAAGAATTGGATCTCCTTGTTTTCCAGATTCTTCTGTAATAATTTCCCACCTTTCCCATGATCCTATTCTCCATATAAGAAATTTGTTATAGCCATCTTGCAATTTTAAATATGTTAACGTTGGCCTATTTGTAATAGGATTTCTTTCAACAGTCCAATCAAAAATATTTGGCAATGTGTATAGATTGCAGTAAGGATATATGCCGGCCGCAATCTCATCAGCTTTATTTTCAACAGTTACGCTTGCCTTATCGATCAAAACGCCAGCGCTTCCATATATAGATGAAACTTTTTGCGCGTTATTCATAAATACGTTGAAGTCTGTATTCTTTAAATCACAATCTTTTCTAAACATTTGCCATTGAGCATCTGTGGATAATGATCCCATATCACGCATAGCGTCTTTTTCTGTTAAATAAAAACTGAGAAGATCTATTATGCTAGTGGCGTAATTGAATACGATTGCCTCCTCACGTCTTAGCAAATAATTTGCCTGAGTTTCCCTTGGATGTCTAGTTATAGCGTAATCTATAAATTTTCGCCCACCAACGTATGCTGTTTCATATAACTCCCAATCCACATCATAGTCTTTATACTCTTCATGTTTTTTAAGTAATTCATCTTTTGTCATAACAATCATCTCCTAGGAAAATATTAATTACATATGCTTCTATTTTATATTTCTTATTTCCAGTATCTTGAATTTAATCCAGATACATATTTTGGTTTTTGCGCGTATCGCAAATATTGGCTTGTCGCATCAGCCATATCATCATGTTTTGAATATGGTACAGATGTTAATTCAGCTACATAATCTGAAAGCCATGACGCTTGTTTTGGTAACCAGAATTTACCGGCTTCCATTGTGCCAGTAACGGAAGACAATCGAGTCACCTTGTCTAGCTCCGCTTTTATCGGTATGATTGGCATTTGTGTGCTACGGTTGAGATCTTGAATGAGGCTCTGTCCGGATCCTTTGTCTTCTATGATTACAGTATTAGCGCTGTGTAGATTAAAAAGAGAAATGGCCGCCTTGCGTAGATCGGGATACTCTAGACGCTGACAGAATACATCGAGTACGAAAAAATTATTATCTGTTTCGCCGAATGTAATGCATACGCTTGGATCATTAAGCTGTTTAGCCTTGAACGCTGTATCCCAGCTTTGCACTATACGTTTGAATTTTTCAGGCGGCCTATCATAGTATTTTAACCATTCGTATTTTACTATGCTACCCTCACGGCCGACTGGGTTACCTTGGAACAGCGAATTCCAAGTTTGAACGCCGACGGCTTTTTTAATGCGTTGAAGTCTTTCGGCATCATACATTTCTGGCCACAATGGTTCGCCGATTTCTCGGCCTAGCGGATCATCTTCGACAGCTTCTGCTGGAAGATTTAAAACATACCATTCTTCGTCTTCGTGTTCTTTGATCAGCCACCCTGCAAGATCATCACAGCTCCAGCGTGTTTGAATGACTACGATCCCTGATTTTCCTGGCATAAGACGTGTGTATGCGGTAGATTGATACCAATCCTGCATCTTACTCTTAAATAAGTCTGAATTGGCTTCTTCTTGGCCTTTTATAGGATCATCGATAATTAGACAATTGTGGCTTAAAATATCGTTAGCAAAGAAATTCTCAGTCTTTTCAACCTGTATATCGTATACTATCTCATTTTTTCCGCATACTCTTTTAACCATGGAAACGGTGTCACTTTCGATTTGTGGTGAATCGTATGGCATGGTTTGCAAAGTGTTATCAAATTTGTTAACTTGTTGTTGTTCAAATCGTGATCTATGTGGTGAACCAACAAATTGTTTCTTATCTGATGTAGCGATCCATCTTTTTTGAGTATTTCTTGGAATTCTTGTTTTTTTTGGCATACTACACAACGATTGTTGTCTCTCAGTATTGCTAGTTTTCTTTTTTTCTTGAAATCTACTGGATATTCCCTTCCATGTCGATAATTTGCATTCCCATTTCCTTTCATCCTGAATGAATGCGCTGAATCTGCACATTTTCGTGTGCAGTATCTTTGTAAAGTTATTGATGTTGTAAAAGGGATTTCGCAATTCTGACAAATTTTTAATACATATTTTTTTCTTGATTTTCTGGCTATTTTCCGACATTCTTCTGAGCACATTTTCATTGTTTTGCGAGGGGTCGGTTCTCCACAAATCGTACATTTGTTTGGATTGTTTTTGTAATAATTTTTGTTTTTGCACGATCCGTTGCAATAAAAATTCTTGAAACCACGTTTTATTGATTTCCTTACATCGTAAGCTTTCTTTTGAAAAATTTTCCCGCAAGACGCACATTCTACGTCCACAAGATTTTTCCTTAATTCCGTATAGCATGCTCGACACATAGCTCCGCGTCCTGTCTTTTCCTTTCCACATATTTCGCATGTCTTGTTGCTGCGGGAGTGAGACGAGTTTTTGGCCTTCGCATATGTCTTTGGTCGCCGTGTATCCTTGTCCATGAATGTAAAATCTGTGTTCTCCAGTTGCTCTAATTTTACGTCCTGAACTTGTTTCAATGGTGTAGAGTTCATCTGTGTACCTCGATTGGGATGCGATTATTTTATTATACTCTAATCCGTTATCTCCCAATGATAGTACCATAGGACACTCATTACTGTCAAGCAGTTTATCAAGCCTCATACTTCCAACTTCTGTTTCTATTATTGTATCTCCTGGTAAGCAATGCGCACCGCGGCCTGTGATTGGTCCGCCAAGTCCTACTGCAAAGAAATTTCCACCGGCTTCAGTGCCGACATTGCTAACGCTTTGAGTATCCCTTGAAATCTTACATTCAGGAAATACTTTCTTAAACTGCGGACTTTGCAACTGGTTCCTTACTTTCCTGCCAATATCGGCTGCTCGATCATGTGAGTAGGTACAAAATATAATTTGTTTGGATGGATTACGTCCCAAAAACCAAGCGCTAAAATATTCTGAGGCTAAAACGGTTTTTCCATATCTTGGCGGGATTGTTATGATTAATCGTTCTATATCACCAGTCTCAACAGCTTCAAGACATTTCGCAATATATGCATGATGCTTACTAATGATATAATCTGGCCACTGATATGTAGCATAAGATAGTAACTTGGCAAAAGCATAATCCTCAACCTTCAATAGTTCCTTCTTCGGTTTTTTGCCAATCCCCATTATTCAAACACCTCATTTTCTTCACCGCTACTGCCATCCCCATTACCATCCCCGCTGCTCAATCTCTTCTGTGTCATAACCTTTGCATCGATAACAATACTATCAGCAGCCATGCTTGCCGCTACAATCGCATCGATTTCTTCTTTAGACCTCTTCTGGTTAACGTTAATATCAATTTCTTGTTTTTCGCTCCAACCATTTTTCTTGCCTTGTGTCTTCAGATAAAAGATAGTCGCAGCATTAGATACAAATTTATTGTTGTCCTGCATATTTGCCAACAGTATAGATTCGGCAAGATCAGTCCTTTCCTCTTTGGAATTCTCAATCATGGCAGCAAAACGTTCTTCAGTGTTGAGCCATCGCAAATATGTACCCCTGCTTATACCTATAATTCTACATGTCTTCGCTACGTTAAAACCTGTCTTAGCGAAGCAGCCGGCGAAGTTTCGTTGTTGCAGCCGTTTCTTCTCCATGATAGCAAGCAAGCGCCGATCATTCCTATTTGTTTTCTTTGGTTTCATAGCAGTCATTCTCCCCGAAAATGATCTAAATTGACTTGTCAAGCGTTTTCTGTAACCATATTTACGTATATCAATACTTGGCAATAATTAATGATCATTATCTGGTGTACATTTGTCATTGTCAAATTGGTAGGTTTTAACATGATTTGTGTTTGTTTTTTATTTTTGCATTGCAGACATTCAATAATTCTTAGTCAAAGATGGCTAACATTATTAATACACGCAATGCGTAAACACGGTCGGCGCGAAGTCGGCTTAAACCAGGAGGCGTGATGCCATGGAATTGAAACTCGATGAAAACGGAAGCGTGGTTGTTGAAGAAGGTAGACCTGTATATGTACATGATGATGGATCTGAAATTCCGTTTGATGCGGATTCAGCTGTCAGTAAGATCTCTAACTTGACTGAAGAAAAAGATCGCCATTTTAAAAAATTTCAGGCAGTGAATGAAAGACTTGAGGCTTTCGGAGAACTTGAACCAGATGAAATTATAGCAAAGCTTAAAGAATATGATAAGATTGATATACAGGAAGCTAGGAAAGCAATGGAGACCGTTGCAAACCTTGACGATGGTGATCTTATTAAAGCTGGACAAGTTGACACTATTAAAGCTGAGATGAGAAAGGCGTTCCAGGAAAAGGAAAATGAGATCAACAATTCATGGGGCAAGGAAATAACAAAAGTTCAAGACCTTGTTTCAACAAAAAATACAACCATTTATGAATTGATGGTAAACAGCCGTTTTGCGAGTTCACCAACCATTCTGGAAAAAACCACTTTACCGCCCGACATTGCAGCAAATTATTTTTCAAAGAATTTTAGGGTTGAAGGCGAAGGAATTGATGCAAAAGTTGTTGGGTATATTAATAATGAACGTGTTTTCTCGAAAGAAAGACCCGGCGAAGTAGCTGAGTTTGAGGAAGCACTTAGTGTTGTTATTGATGCATATCCGATGAAAGATAGGATTCTTCGTGCAAGTGCTGGCGGATCAAATGCTCAGGGAAATGCAAATCCTGATACGAAATCACAACGTGAATTTCTAGCAAGTCTGCCTGCATCTGAACGATTGAAGTATATTCATAGAGGAACAGCAAAGGCGGCATAAGAAGTAAAACCGACCCTGCGCTGAAAGTAAATAAATGCAAGAGCCTCCTGGAAGGCCGAAACCGATTGTATGGCATATCGCTATGCGACGATTTTTATTTGAACAGGAGGAATTTTAAAAATGGCTCTTACACTTGTTGAAGCATCAAAGATAGCAATGGGTCGGGATGAAACTCTGAAGGCTACTGTCATGGAACTGTATGCGAAAAGCTCTGACATTCTTCAGTACATGAAATTTGAAACTATTTCAGGTAATGCTCTTTCTTTTAACCGTGAAAAGACTTTGCCGAATGCTGGGTTCCGTGGCCTTAATGAGGCTTATACAGAAGGAACTGGCGAGCTCGAACGAGTCACTGAGTCGCTGGCTATTGCAGGTGGCGATCTTGATGTTGATGTTATGCTTGTCAATACAACTGGCGTTGATCAGCGTTCCGTGCAGGAAGCAATGATTATCAAAGCGCTTTCTCTGTCTATGAGTAAAGAATTTATCAAAGGCGATGTTACCAGTGATGCAAAATCTTTTGATGGCCTGCAGGTTCGTTGTACTGGTGATCAGCTAATTTGTGCTGCTGCTTCTGCTTCTAGTGGTATTGCGCTAAGTTTAGTCAAACTGGATGAACTTATTGATGCCGTTGAGGATCCGACTCATTTGGTGATGAATAAAACGATGCGTAGGCGTCTTACTGCTGCTGCCAGGAATACTGGTGTTGGTGGGTATATCACTTACGATATTGATGCGTTTGGCCGTAGGGTTACGAAATACAATGATTTACCAATCCTGCTTGTCGATAAGGATAACACTAATTCAGATATTATGCCATTTACGGAAACAAGCGCTGCTGGCGCTGCCAATTCAACTTCTCTTTACTGCGTGTCTTTCGACGACACTGGTGTTATTGGTCTGCAGAATGGTGAAATGAATGTTCGCGATCTTGGCGAAATTGATACCAAGCCCGTGATGAGAACAAGGATTGAGTGGTATGTGACCCTCGCGATCCTGAGAGCAAAATCAGCGGCTAGACTGTACAGCATTCTTGATGCTGCGGTTACTGCCTAACGATTTGGTTATGCCATAACAAATAGTCCGGCTTCAGAGTGGAGCCGGACAATATTTGTAGTAATAGAACTCTTTTTAGTGAGGTGATCATTATGTTGGAAAATAGAAAAGTTATTTGGGATGCGCTCTGCGAGATGAAAGATAGCTATGCTGTTGCAGCCAGTGCGTTTGCGTCGGTTGACAGTGTTGCAAAGATTTTTGATACAGGCGGTGGATATACGGAAGGATTGCTTGATATTTATGCTAGCGTTGTTACAGGCGCTTCTACTCCTTCTACTTCTGCAACAAATCTTTATCATGTGTCGCTTGAAGGTTCGGCGAGCGCTACTTTTGCGTCTCCTGTCGTAGAACTTGCAAATATGCAGTTTGGAAACCAGAATGTTGTTCGTGGCGATAGGGCTGTTGGAACTGGCCTGTATAAGCTGAAATGGAACAACATGTTTGGCAATACAGTTTACAGGTATCTGCGTGTGTACACTACTGTCGGTGGAGCAACTCCCGGCGTTGGCATTACGTATACTGCTATCCTGAGCAAGTAACCATTTTTTAAAAATATAATCCAGGAAGCTTCGGGGCATTCCTGGAATTTTCTTACTGGAGTATTTTTAAATGTCAAAAAAAATGCGGAAGATTAAAAAACAAACAGATGGTGAGCCTTTCAAGATATCGGCTTGCATGATGGTTAAGGATGAATCGGTAAATATTGATCGATGTCTAAGATCCATCAGAAACGTTGTCGACGAGATAGTTGTTGTTGATACAGGATCTACCGATAACACTGTCGAAATTTGTGAAAAATATGGTGCAAAAATTTTCCACCACACATGGGAAGACAATTTCAGCTTACATCGTAATCAAAGTATGGATTATGCAACAGGTGATTGGTTACTAATCATTGATGCTGATGAAGAACTAATCCTCGATAACGCTTCTCGTGCATACCTTCGCAAACAATTGAAGAAAGTTCCAGAAAATATCGACGGCGTAGCGCTTCTGTTCAAGGACATTCAAAAAGGGCAAGTTGTCATGCAGTTCAATACAACTCGTTTCTTTAAAAAAGACAAGGTAAAATATGAAGGTATCGTCCATAATCAACCCATAATGAGTAGCGGAAAAGTTGCTGCTTTTATGGAAAATGTTTTTATAAACCATTATGGATATGATCTTACGGTTGAAGAAAAAGAAGCGAAGACTCAGCGAACTCTTAAGCTATTAGAGAAAAGGCTTGAAAATGATGATACCGATCATCTTGCTTATTTCTATATGATGCAATTATTTTCAGATAATAGAAGATACGCTGAAGCGGTTGAGTCTGGTGAAAAATATATGAGTCTTGCAGCCACTGCAAACGATGATAAATTATTTATGGATGCAATTTATTATTGCATGGTTCGCAACTATATCTATCTCGAAGATGTTGAAAAAACAAAATGGTGGTTAACTGAAGGAATCAAGGCATTGCCTGATGATTTAGATTTAGCCATGGGTCTTGTTGAATTTGGATCATGGCAAAGGCGTGGCGATTATCTTGTTTCTGGTGCAAATAAGTTCATTGAATTATATGAAAAATATGAACAGAATTCAATGTTAAGAGGGAATAGATTCATATATAGCTTTACCCCAGAAGGTAAGGCATTCTGTTTGTTTCATCTCTCAGCATTTAATATTGCACAGGCGGTAAATTCGTTAAATTCCCTGAAAATAATTCTCGATACTGTTAAGATAGAATACGCAAAAGGCATGAGGAAAGATATGCAAAGGCTTATAACTGCCACAAAGCTTGATCGTATCAGTAACTTATTTGAAAAAGAATCCGGAATCATATCGGACATTTCCGCGTTGTCAGCAGTTGCAGGCGGAAGATAATTGGGAGGACATAGAGATGCTCTTGTATACGAAAGAAGGCACAACCATTGAGATCGAACACGCAATCGATATTAAAGCAGCGATCGAAACCGGCCGGTATTTTACTGAAATCAAAAAAGAAAAAAAGCAGGAAAAAGCGCCAAAACCAGAAGTAAAGATAGAGGATAAACCAGAAGTAAAACTAGCTGATAAACCAGTTGCAAATCCTTACGTTGAAAAAGATGAAAAGATTGAGCCTAAAAAGGCAGGAAGACCTAAAAAGGAAGAGGTGAAACCTGCGTTCAAATTCAACAAAGATAAGGATGAGAAATAATAATGACTATTAGCCTTATTGCGACTCCTGGAACTTCAACTGCTAATACCTTCTGTACGCTTGCGTCAGCAGATGAGTTTCTTGAGCAAAACATACATACATATTCAGCTTGGGCTAGCGCTTCCACTGCTGATCGTAATGCATGTCTTGTATGGGCAACAAGACTTTTATGCGATCAAATGACATGGTCTGGCGCAAAATCTGATCCTCTTGGAATTGATTCTGAAAATCAAGCTCTTTGTTTTCCAAGAGAAAATCTTTATGATAAAAATGGTGATGCTATTGACGAGGATTTGATTCCAAAGTTCTTGGTCGAAGCAACAGCTGAATATGCTCGTTATTTACGGACAGATGATAGAACCGCTGATCCAGATACGATTGGTTTTAAGAAAATTAAAGCTGGATCTCTTGAACTCGAAATAGATAAATGGGATCGAAAGGAAACACTTCCAGACTCGGTATGGGAGATGATTCGATTTTATGGTAATCGTGCAACGTCTAAAATGCGAACTCTTGAATTAATGTAGGAGGATGTAAAATGGTAACAATCTATTTTCCAGACGGAACATACAAAAAGGTTAGAGCTACTGAAGCTGATCATCTTATCAAACTTGGAGAAGCATCTATTGCTCCATATAAGATTGAGGATATAGATACAATAGTTCTTGAGAAAGAAGATGAGCCAGAAGTAGACGAAGGTTATAAATGGGACTAAGATCTGTTTTTAAAAGCGGAGCACAATCTGCGCTAACTGCTTTTGGAGACGTCGCAGTAGATTCTAGATATGTAAGCGTAACGTCTAATCCAATATATGATCCTGGTGGATCTGGAAGCGTTACGAAAGCAACTGCTGGAGAATCAATTTCGATAATCTTTGACGAATATGAATCTTCTGAAATTGATGGCTCGAAAATAATACGTTCAGACCAAAAAGCATTGATCCCAGTTGATAATCTTTCTTATAAGCCTGGGATTGATGATTATATTACGGTCAGCGGTGTTAGATGGAATGTTGTAAACAAGGAAACAGATCCTGCTGAAGCTCTTTGGATTATTCAAATTAGGAAACCTTGATGGATACTTTTAAACCTAAAACGAAAAATAAAAAAGTACCTAAACAGAATAGATGTGATTCGTGTAACAAGTTGTTGGGAGTTGGTGATCCTGGAAACATAGTTATTAAATGTCCCAGGTGCGGTAAACTTAATAGGCTGAAAGGTTCCGGAGACGGAAAAGCTAAGGGAATGATGGGTAGTAAGATCATACTGATACGCAATAAGGATTAGAGATATGGCAATAAAATTTAATTTTAAAGGAGAAGCAGCAGCTCGTTCAAGAGCTAACTTATCTCAATTTGCAAGACAGATTGAAGATTTTAAGAAAAATAGTGAAAAAGAGCTAAAGTTCGTACTAAAGAAAGCTGTTGAAATGGCTTTTGCTACATTAACGCAAGATTCTCCATATCCTGGAGCAGTAGAATTTAAACCAAAAGCATCTGGTGATGTTCTTGAACCTAGACGATCTCCGTATAGTACTGGTGCGTATATATTGAGTCATAAAATTGGTATCAATATGCCAAGCATGGAACCACCAGTTGAAAAAATAGTAACATATAAAACTGGAAAAGATGGAGAAAAGATTGGATCGATTGATCTTAAGGCAGATAAAGCTAGAGTAATGGCTGAATTCCTAACAAAACAAAATGCTGGAAAAGTTATTGCACAAATAGAAGCATATGATACGGTTTATATTACAAATAAAAATTCTCACGCTATGAATGTAGAGTACGGAAATTGGAATTGGAAAGGAGCAACTGCTCCAGCATATCATGTGTATGAGAAAACGGCAAGTCGTATTAGCCAAGTTTTTCAGTCTTATATTAATGGTCCATATGGATGGGCTCAAATGGCACACTTTTAAATAGGAATTTTATATGTCATTTGTATCTGAAAGAGAAACGCTTGAAGATAGATTCTACAATGAATGGGGTAGCATATCTCCTGTAGCTTGGATTAATATAGATTATGATCCAGCTCCAGAAACTCCATTTGTCGAATTTCATGTTTCTTCCGGAAGTGGTGGAGTACATGCTGGATTTGGGACAAAGAAATTGACGAGACGTTTTGGAATAATTGGGATTAATGTTTTTACACCCATTAATAGTGGAACAAATACCGGACGTGCCTTGGCAGATACGGCTGCTGCAATCTTTAGAAATTCAGAAGGTGGTGGCTGGCAAGGTAACAACATTACATGTCGGGCGGCTTCGATTGTTGAGTCTGGAAGTAACGAAGAATGGTATAGGCATTCGGTGACGATTCCATACTATATTAATGAAACATATTAAGAAAAACATATGAAAAAATATTTTGAGTCTCCTGGAAGGCCTAACATTAAGTAAACAGGAGGAATGAATTATGGCTGCTGATAGTAATAGAACAGGACTTGCGTATGTAAAGGAATCTTCATGGGGGGCAACACCAGCATCTCCATTGGTTGATCTTAGATGGACAGGTGAATCGTTTTCTTATAATCTAACTAAAACAAAAAGCACAGAAATTCGCGATGATCGACAAAACACTGATCTTATTTTGACTGGTGCAGATTGTAGCGGTGGTTTTAACTTTGAACTTTCATATAGCGATTTCGACGAAATGATGGAAGGTTCTTTGTGGTCAGCAGGTTGGTCAACTGCCTCTACAATAAGTGATAGTAGCATTGGATTTGATAGTGGAGGTAGGATTTATCGCGAAGTTGGCACATTCTCTTCGCTTACGACTGGACAGTGGGTTAACATTTCAGGCGCGACTGCTGCTACCAATAATGGTTACTTTAGGATCACAAGTACAGCTTCAACAGGAATTGCCGTTCTTCCTACGATTTCTACTGCTGCCACTGGCGATACTATTGTTATCAATGGCTCTTACATCCGCAATGGTACAACAGAATCTAGCTATACATTTGAAAGATCTCATGGTGATGTAACGCAATATTTTGATTTTTTTGGGATGGTAATCAATACACTGAATCTTAGCATATCTGCAGATTCGATTGTAACTGGTAGCTTTGAATTCATTGGTAAAGATTCTAGCCTTGTGCAGTCTAGCGTTGGCACAGGTGACAATACGGCAGCCGGCAACTATGATGTTATCAGCGCCTCCTCTAATGTTGGCGATATATTCGAAGGTGCTTTTGCATCTCTTGCAACGATTGACGATGGTCTGTATGTACAAGAAATTAGTTTTTCGGTTACAAATAATGTTCGTGGACTTCGCGCTATTGCGAATATTGCGAATGTAGACATTGGTGTTGGTGCCTGTGATGTTTCAGGGACTATGAATGTTTACTTTATCGACAACTTAATGTATGACAAATTCATTGCGTCAACCGGTAGTGGGCTAAGTTTTGCAGTTGAGGATGCATCTGGTAATGCGTATATTTTCACATTTCCGAATGTTGAATTTTCAACAGATGCTATTAACACTAGCGGTCAAAACCAGGATGTTATGGAAAATATTGGATGGGAAGCGATCCGTGATGTGAATACTGATTGCACTGTTCAGATTGATAAGTTTGCTGCATAGTTTTCCATAAACGTGCTAGATTGACAATACGATTGTTAACGTGAGATACTAAGCGCTAACAAGGAAACGGAAAGCCAAACCTATTGAGCTTCAATGAAAGCCCGGGTTGAATTGGTTAACTCCAGTTGCCCGGGCTTTTTTTGTTAATACGCGAGCTGAACGTTTCCGCATACCGATCGTCCGGATTGCCCCGGTCCGGTAATCGGTGTTCAGCTCGCTTTTTTTGGGGAAACTTTTTATAAGGAGAAAGCCAACATGGGTGACGTTAGAAAAATTTTTGGAACAGATAAACAGGCAGAAATCGAAGGTAAGTGGAATGATATTGGAGACGATATCAGGCTTCTAGTCGCGAGGATCGGGAATCCCGAATACCAAAAAGCGTTCCAGAAGATAAGCAAACCTCATAGGCGTGCGATTAGGCGAGGAACCTTAAACGATGAAGTAGCTGAAAAGCTGCTGGTCAAGGCAATGGCGCAGACTATCTTGCTTAATTGGGAAGGACTTGAGGAAGATGGTGTACCTGTTCCCTATTCAACAGAAAATGCAATCCGAATTTTGATGGAATACAAGGATTTGCGCGATTACGTAAGCGATATCGCAAATGAAATGGAAGGATATCGTAGTCAGGAAGACGAAGATGCTGAAAAAAACTAACTGAATTCTTGGAGTGGCAGAATCAATACGGGGAAGATTACGAATGGTTTCTAAAGCTCCAGGAAAGTCGAGACGAAAAAGCAGCAAAAGCAGGTAAGGAATCATCGCTATTGCCGGCTCTGGCAAATAAGCCTGACCTATTTAGCGATCTTATTATTTATTATCAAGCGTTTCAGGCTGTATCAACATCTAGAGATTCTGGTTTTGGAATAGGATACATTAAACTATCTGAGATACGAGGATTGCTAGACGAATGGAATCTTTACAATTATGAAGATAGGCTAGAATGGATACAATGGATACAATTTATTGATAGAATTTTTGTAAAACTACAAAGCGATAAGCAGAAAAAAAATAAGAAGAGCAAAGAAAGAAAAACGTCCCCGGGGCCTAGAAAGAAGAGGTAGGACGAAAAAATGATTTAAAAAGAGAGGTACCGCGGGATGTCGTCTGCAACTCTAAACATTATATTTGATACAAAAGCTGCTGAAGAGCAACTTGATGCGCTTGAGAAACGTTCAAATGCAGTTGCCAAGCAAATTGATCAGGCATTTGCAAAATTAAAAAATAGTGCTTTCAAAGGGCTAGGCAACGAAATAGATAAAATTAGTAATGATTTTAAGCAGGTTGAAACGGCGAGCAGGAAAGCCTCTGATACTATAAAAAGCTCTATGAAAGGTTCAGCTAGTGAAGTTGCAAACCTTGATGATCAAGTCAGAATTGCCATTAAGTATATGGATAAATATGGTGAATCTGCAGAAAAGGTTGGTAAACAAGCAGCTAAAGCTTGGAACTTAAGCAAGAAAGATGCAACCGATTTAATAAAGCAACTACAAAAGCTTCGTAACAATACTAAAAACCTTGATAATGCTTACGGTCAACTTCATACCAGAATGAGATCTGTCAATAAATCTAGCGAATTAATGAATGGTTCGTGGGCTCGTTTCAGCGTTACCATGTCTGGTATTGCTGCCTCCCTTTTTGTATTCCAGAATATAGCACGTGGGCTTGGTTCTTTAATTGGCGTTGGAATGGGCCTTGAGAAAACTATGGCTGGCCTAAGTCAAAAAACTAACATGACAACAGCTCAATATGAAATGTTGATTAAAGTTGCGAGACGTTTTGGAAGCGAAACAACAATGTCTACCAAGGATGCTCTTAAGTCAATGAGCAATATGATCGAAAAAGGCAAAAGCGTAGGTCAGGCAATTTCTTCATTGTATAGCAATTTTGAAAAAAACAAAAGTGCAAGTAATAGTATAAAAACTCTTGATGATGCTGTTAGCCAAATAATAAATGTTTTGACAGAGTTAAATTATAAAATATTTGATATATATGGCGATAAGATGCGAAGTGCACTAGACAATGCTAGTTCATGGATACGCAACAACGAAGCAGAAATGATACAGTTTGGAGATGCTGTGTTAGAAGTTGGATCTGCTTTTATTAACTTAGGACAAAATGCTTTTGAAGCTATGCGTCATATCGGTTCTTTGTTAAAAACATATAATCAGTTTGCAAGTATAGTCGGTGTAGGCTCTAGCTCTAACTTTAATAGCGCTATCGCTGGTGGGCTGGCGGTTGGATGGATGACTAAAAATCCAACAGTTGGCGTTACTGCAGGAATGGCTATTTATGCTAAAAATTTGTTTGCTGAACTTGGAAAAGCAATTGATAAGGCTGGAGCAGAATCAGATTGGTTGAAAAAATTCGGCATTAAAGTTACAAAAGAAGATGTTCTTAAGGCGATACTTCCAGGCGCTTGGCTTGTTCAAGATTCTATGACATGGGTTGGCAAAGCATCGACAGCCATAGATGATTATTTTAATGTTATTGGAGAAGCTGCAGATTCAGCAACCAAAGATGTTGCCGTATTGATAGAGACAGTCAGGACTATTGACGGTGATACAATAACTGCGTTGGCTGGTGGTATTACAATTCCAATACGAATATCTGGAATAGATACTCAAGAATCTAAAAAAGGTGCTGATGAGAATACTCTCATTGGCGAACTTGCCAGTAAGTTTCTAGAAGATTGGCTTAAAGAGGGGGAGGAGCTAATAGCTGAATTCTTGAAGGCAAAAGATGACTATGGTAGACACCTAGCTGATCTATTTAATGGAGGAGAGAATGTCGGATTACGCATGATTGATCTTGGTCTTGCTGATGTGTTTGATGAATTTCCAAGTGAATATCATGATGAGTACAAAGCTGCAATAGCAGAAATTACGCCTGAAGTTAAAGCCTTTTACTCAGAACTAAATGCTGTAATGGAAGAGAACGGTATTTCTGGGCTACTTGCTGATTATAAATCAAGAGATAGGTTTACGCAAGATCAAGATTTTGCAAAGTTTGAGCAAGGAAAACAAATCCTTGACATATACCTTCCAAAGCTAAGGCTAATTAATGAAGAAAAAAGTATAGAAGCAGAGCTAAATGAAATGGTAGCAGAGTCTCAAAGTGCGCTGAATGGTACGATCTCTGAATCGACAGAATTTCAAGGTATATTGAATAGTATGATCTTGGAGTCATCGGCACCATATCTAGCACTTGTCGAGGATCTTAAAGCAGTCAATAAAGCCATGGAAACCGTCAACAAGACTATAGCTACCAAAATGGCTATGTTTAATGAAGAAAAAGATGATCCGTATTTTGCAAAAAAACTTCAAGAGCTTGCTGCACTAAAAGAAGCCATGGATCACTACGCAGAACGTCTTAAAGATCCTAGATATTTCCAGAAGGACAAAGAAGGTCAAGACTTTAAAGAAGATACCAAAGGAGCAATAGCTGCTAGAGCAGCAGCCACTGTAAAAGCTGCGGCAGATGAAATCGCTGCATCTGATAAAGTCGCAAAACATGCTCAATCAAATCTAGATAAAATAGATGCTATAAATAGAACGCAAGGTGAAGAACTAGCCATGTATCTTGGCCAAATTTCTGATGATGGTTTAAGAAAAAAAGCGGCTGCGGAAATAAGCGCATCTAATGAAAGATTTATAATAGCACTAAAAGGATATGAAGAAACAGAAGATGCATCAGTAGCACTACACAGAAAAGCAAAAGCTGAAGGATTAGCTATCGCAAAGGAATATATCTCTAAAGAACAGGCTTTAATAAAAGCGGCGGAAAAACACCAAGGTGATGAACTTCTTGCAAGTCAAAAATACCAAGATCAAATGCTGCAAATTACTAATGAATCAATTAAAGAACGAGTGAAAAATGAAATACAGGGATCTTTAGATACTACTCATGCAAAGCTTTTAGCAGATAATTTAACCGAAACAATGATTCGCCAAATCTGGAAAGATCATTGGGCTGCAAGATTAGGTTTTGCAAAAAAAGGTGTATCAGGTCAAGCTAAATTAATCATTGATGCTAATAAGGGATACGAAAAGGCTCAGAAAATAATCGCAAAAAGTGGGTCTGGTACACCTACTGGAATGGCCGCGATTGAATCACATATGCAGAGATACGCAGCATACTTAAAAACGTTAATAAGCGACAAGGAAAAATTGTTAACTTTAGAAGAAAAAGAAATCTTAATGATTGTTGAACGTGAGTCCCTTGAAGCACCATATCGTGCTGATAAACTTCAGGCAATGAAATCTTTATATGAAGACTTGGAAGAAATCTCAGGCAATTATTTTGATGGTCAAATGGTACTAATAGCTGCAGAATATAATGAATATCTAAAATCATTTGATCTTAAAGCCGAATTGTATGCACAGTATACTGGAAAAGAAAAAGCTCTTTTTGATTCCGTTATTAAATGGAAGAAACTAAAACAACGTGAATTAGTCCAAGACTATATGATAGCGAATAAAGGTATGGCAGGTGGCATGATTGCCTATCTCATGGAAATGAGAACGGCATGGGAAAATTATTACCAGGAAATAGGTCAATTTGGCTATGACTTTATGTCTAGTGTTGGTGAAGCTTTTGAGGGTAGCTTTGTAGCACTATTTACTGAAGGTACAGATGCAGCAAAAGATGTATGGGCTGGTTTCCTCGATGACATGCTAGAAAGCTTTCTTCAGATGATAGCTTCGCTTATGAAGCAAATGATTCTATCTGGTGTGTTGCAGTTACTAGCTAGTGCTCTTGGGAAAGATATATCTTTTGATAGTTCAGGTAATGCAATAATATCTGCTGGAACTGGTTCAGTTAGTGGAGGATCTGGTGGAAGTATCAGCTATAGTACATTATTAAGTTTAGCTGGAGCAGCGTATAAGGCATACGCAGGAGAAGGTTTTCTTACCACTTTGGGAGGTATGTTAAGTAGTAGTGCGGTGAGTGGGGCAATGGCGGGTTACGGCGCTTCAGCAGCTGGGTATGGTTCTGTAATGGGTTCTGTAGCTCCACAGACAATGAGCGCCGTATATGGTAGTCAATCTGCGGCAGCATACTTTGGAGCACAGGGAGCAGGAACAGGAGCAGGAGCAGGTGCTTCTTCTGGTATGGGTGCTGCGGCAGCGGCTGCTGGATGGGCTGCTTTAGTTGTAGCTGCCTATATGGCCGCTCTAATGATAGTTGCAAATCAAGATAAACCAGATGCCAGCATACAAGCAAGGGGTAATGTAAAAATAGCAGAGTTTCAGAACAAATTATTTGATATTGCTATTACTGGAATTAGCGCAAGGGGATATTCTCAAGGAGATGCACAGAAAGAAGGCCGGGAGATGGCTGAGAAGCTATATGATTACTTTAATATGTACGAAATGATATACCAGAATGTCTCTATAGCGAGCCAGAAAAAAATAAAAGAGGGTATGGGCGCTATAAAATGGGAAGATTTTACATTTACATTAATAAAAATAGCACAAGATTATGCTACTCCTAAGCTTTACGTTAGCGGTAAGGTACGTCCTAACTACAATTTGGATCCATCGGGACATAGAAGAAGTAGCATTGCTGATGCAAGGAAACAATCTGGAATTCCAGGAAGTTCAGGTGGTGCTCCAGCAGAAGTACTTAACGATTTAATGGGGAGATATTTTGAAGAGTATGTTGAGGAAGCATTGGCTAACATTAGAGGAAAGGATATATTCTCTATAATGAGTGATGAAGTTTTAGGTGCTTTCGATTCTTTAGATAAAGATATGTTTATTAATGATCCTACAGCATTTTTTAATAACTTTAGTGCTGCTATGAAAAATATGGCTAAGGCAGAACTTGTCTGGAATGATTTCAATAACTGGTTAGATGGCACAAGTGATAGTATGACAAATTTGGAAGCTGCTGGGATATTAGCTAATTCTGAGTTAGAAGGATATGCAGCACAAATGGAAGCTCTTGGTAAGACTTTAACACAAGCGGAACTAGACGCCAAATTTCAAGATATATTTAAAGGTATTACTGATGGAATAACTGATCTAAATGCTGATGGGACTCTTTCTGGATTAGAGCAATACCTTGCAGCTATTAATGGTCAATTTGATGCGTACTTGGATTTACTTAAAGAATATGGAGTTGATCTTGAAAAAATCGAAGATTTGGAAGGCAAACGTGCAAAAAAATTAGAAGAAGCTGCCGAAGAATATATTAAAATTGTAACAGAAGCGTTAGAAAATGCGATAGAATCCGCAATTAATTTGATCGGTGAGTTGGAAACTACAGTAAGCGGACTTAATTCCACTTTTGCTGGTATTATAGCTGGATGGGCTAAAGATAATCCCGTTAGGGCAATTGCTGCTACAAGTATTGTTAAAATATATGAAGAAATAGAAGCTGCAATAGTTTCTAAACAAGAAGAAATATCAGCTATAATGGAACCATTTGCTGAAGAAACCGCATTAATTTCTGGTCTACTAGATGATGCAAAAAATGGCGTGAACGCAGAGGGACTAATCGCATATTTTGAAAAATTGAAAAGAATCTGGAGTGGTGAAGAAGGGGTAAACCTTGATGCCATGGCTCTTAGTTTATCTGGTTCATTCGCTGCTGCGGCAGCTGAAATGGAAAGAGAATTTAGGATTTTGCAAAGTTTAGGACTTATTCATTTATCCCGATATGCCCAAATTTTAGGTAATACTATGCAGGACTTTGCAGACAATGTGCCGGATATGGATATTACAGACATGGAGGTTGGTTTAGATAAAATTTCAGACTATATTGGAAATTATAGAACAGCTATAGAGAATACGTTGAATGATTACAGCCTAGATCTAAGTGATGAAGCTAGATTGTACCTTCAAGACGTATTGGGATATTTAGACTCACTTGATGCAATGATAACCTCTTTTCAGAGTGAATTAGCATCACTATCTAAAGCTACTATTAGAGAAGTAGCTGAAAATGCTGCTGGTTCTTTTGATGGAATTACAGATGAGTTGG